GGCAGCGTCAGATGTGTATAAGAGACAGATATAAGACTCATCTCATACTGAAAATTGATATAGGAAATTTAGCCACTAAAGAGGGTGGTGTTGTAGCAGAATATAAAGTATTTTTAATATCCATTTTAACCAGTCAAAATTAATCTATAGACAATAAAAAACCACCTAACTCTTTCGAATTAAGTGGTCTTTAAATTTTGGAGCGGGAAACGAGACTCGAACTCGCGACCCCAACCTTGGCAAGGTTATAATATTTTAAATAAATCAAATGCTTAAAATTGAGTGGTGGCACAGTGGTGGCAGGGAATTTTATTGTAATAAATTATTTATTTTATATCGTTTTATGAGCAAAATAGATATTAATAGGACTCCATTATACTAACAAAGGAAAAAAGATAGTGTCGATAAAAATTACGGGAAATACAAACGGGTTAAAACAGTTTACTAAAAATGCTGAAAAGTTGGATGGTCAGCAGCAACAAGTGTCTTTAGGTGCTATTTTTAATGAGGGGTTTATTCAATCTCAAACTGATTTTGAAAGTATTGATGATCTGTTTGCGAAGGCGGGGTTTAAAGTAGAATCAGAAGAAGATTTTGCAGCTATCCCCCAAGAAGCCATTGATGCTTTTGTTAAAGAGCATACTAAATTCAATAGTTATACTGATATGTATCGACTTGCAGCTGCGGAGTATATGAGTAAGCAGTTATTCAAAGGATTGAAATAAATAAAGGCGCATAGAGCGCCTTTAATTTTTCCGTCTTGCTTGCCTTTGGGCTTTAGCCTTATTTAGATTATCTAAAATCGGCATGACAGTAGCCGGATTATAAAGGTGCTTACCATCACCGCCTAGATTAAAAGCTCTTAATTCATCAATAATGGTTTTTCTTGATAAATTATACCGTTCCATTAACCACGAAGCCGGCACACGGTTCGGTATTTCCTCCGCTTTAATTTCTAATACTTTACCGATGTTTGGTACATCGTCATGTATAAAAATTTGTGGCGGTTTATCTGATTCAACTACAACAATATATTTTCCCATCTTTATACGCCTTATGTTTTAGCAATGTTCTCAGGAGTAATCACAGAGGGTCAGCAATGCGATTACACCTGTAGAACATTGCTAAGAATGTTCTTTAGTGATTAATTTTCTGATTGATTGTTTATTGCATTCTGTGCCGCTGCTTCGGGTGTTAAACCTTGGCCATGTAAAAGCACTTTACGGTTTGGATCTGACGTTCTCTTTCATTAAGAACATCTTTGACAGCTTGACTGCTATATAATTCACTCATCCCTCAGCTCCCGATTCAATATCCAACTTCATTGCACCTTCTTCTGGATATTCGGTCATCCAAAAGTAATAGCCTTTTCCACTGTGGCCATCTTCAAAGAATTTAATTGTTAGTTCAGTATCAAGTTGATCTAAATCTTTCTCACCATCTGGATTTACAAATTCGAGAAGGCTTTTTAGTTGATGACCGCTAAGTGTTATGCTCATTGTTCAGCTCCCGATACGTTTGGCACACTATGAAAATGCATCCAATGTGAAGGTAGATCATTTTGATAGTTTGCCCATACGCTATTTAAATCCTCATCAATAGTCATATAGTCTTGTTCTGGGGTGACATCAGGAGCATCTGCCCAACAAATAAGTACCATTATGTCAGTAGGCGGCCATTCATCATCCACGCTGATCCAAGTTGGCAACACCTGAGCACTGGCGTCATTCCATGCGGCATCCCAAATCAACCAAGCTTCATGACGAGGACTAGTCGGTAAATACCTATGTCCTGTTAGTGCCTCTTGACGATCAAGTTGGCGCTTTAAATCTTCATAACTGCAATTGCATTCTTTGGCATGAAATCTTTCAAAAGCTTCTCTTTTTTTATTTAGATCAATCATTACCTAAGCCCTCAAATATTCTTCTTTAGTCCACTCAACAAACTCTTTATAAAGTTGTTGAGCGGGTTTATTTAATCGGTTGTGATAGTCGATCGTTATGCGGCGCCAAGCGACTGGTACCGCATAATGTTTGGTTAGAAACATTGCTTGGTCCATGCCTTGCCGGACTATTACGTAGCCCAGCAATTGCAAGTAGTACATAAAACCAAGCATGTGTTTTTGGCTCACTTTCTTGTACTGATCTTTCATGTTAGAAACCGTCCACTAATAAATAATCAGGGGTAGATTCTTGTTGAGTAGGTGTAGGATTCTCTAATTCATAGCGGCGTTTTCTCACATACCCCATTAGCTTTGGTTGAATTAGCGGATCACGTGCTGCTACATCTATTTCCAAAGCATCCAGTGTTGTAAGGTCTGGTGCGTTTTGGATCTGGACCATTAATGAAGGCGGTTCATTTGCTGGTACCTTTGATTTTTCGAGCTCTTCAAGTCGCTTGTGAGTGGCAAGTAGGAGAGGTTCCATTTGTTTGTCATTCCACGTACGGGTATATCGATAAACTGCATTTACCTCTTCAGGTGTTTTTGATTCTTTTACACGCTGAAGAAGGGCATCTAATGCCTTCTGATATTCAGGATCTACTTTCGGCTCGTTAGTTTCTGGAATTAATAGATCCTCAGATGTGGTGACATTTGTTTGTTCGGTAATAACAATTGTTGGTTGAGTTTCTGCAGAAATAACTTCAATAGGCTTTTCTGCTTTTGATTTTTTGCCTCTCTGTTTTTTAGGTTCCTCACCAAGACGAATAACACTTAAATCATTGTTGATTTCAATACCGAGTGCTTTTGAAAAAGCTTTTAATTGAAGCTTGGCATTTTCAGCATCACGCTGAACAAAACCACTATTAATTGCTTCAATGAGTGCAGGAGTTTTAAATCCAACGTTATAAATGGAAGGTAAATATGTGTTGATTACAAAAACATTTTGACCTTCTTCATACTCATCAATAGTTAATGGCTTTGTGAATGTAATGCCAGCCAGCTCAATAGTTTCGATTTTGATGCAGAATTCAAAACCCGGTTTACCAAAAACAGAAGCGGGGAATTGATCTAAGTCAGAAAAGTCCAACATGTCTCCAATAGGGCGACAAAGAACAGTTTTGCCTTTTTGAAGAGCTGCAAATGCTTCAGCTGCAGTTAGTAAATTAGACATAAATAGCTCTCCTTTTAGTGATGTAACGACTGTTGTTGTTGAACTTGCTGAGGATTGTTTTTAGGCGCCCAACCCATCTGATCGGCACGTGCTTGGCATGCTCTATTGATACCCGCCTCATACGTAGTACCTTTAAACTTCTTAATCGCAGCATTTAAGATGTTGGTGTCTGGTGCATCTTTAATTGCTTTTAATGCATCTTGATATAGTTGGTCCTGAGTACGAGGCGGCTTCTGGTTACCACCCTGAGCGATTGTCTGATTATTTTGATTTGTATTTTGACCTGCTGGGGTAGAGGCATTTTGCTCTAGATAGGCATAGTCATAGTTGTATAGATATTTACTTCCATCAAAATTACCGAGGTAGACATCAGCTGCCACACCAATAGCTTTAAACGCTACACCAAGAGCATCAGTAACGGCCTTTTTATAACCTTCATCAATCGCTACTAATTTGCCCTTTTGAACTTCAACAATTGCTGAACCGCCGTTGCCGAAAAATTCCTCACCCCAAACACCATCAATCTTGGTTTTTACTGCTACTTCAGCAAAAGCCATAATGGTTCCATCTGGAGCAGTTTCAGACCATAAACGTACATGTCTATAAGTCCAGCCATGACCAACGGGACCAAAGGCCTGAGTCATAGCCATTAATCGCCATTGAGGGTTAATATCTGATTTACCTTTTAAATAACCAAACTCAATTTTTTTAAGAAAATTGGTAGGCGTTTGCTTAACTGCATTCCAGATATGTAAGTTGTCTTTTGAGTTTTCAGTTGTCATTTTTCTTATCCTTATCTTGAGCCTGTAAAACCGCGTTTTTGCTTATATGCTTTGCGGTCATAAGCAGGGATATTTGTTTCACGCAGTTTTATAGCGAGCTGCTTTCTGCGCTGAAAATCGATTTCTTGGGTGAGTTCATTCCAAACTTTTGGATAATAAGTTTGGAACCTGAACACATTTAAAGGCGTCTTAACTCCGTCTTTAACTTTGTAAAGAACTGAGCCATTAGCATTAGATGCGTACACTTGCCAGCCAATGCGGACAGAGTAGAGGCCCTTATCATCACGGCCTAAAAATGACATGTAGCCGTCAGGGTGTTTTTTGAAATTAGACATGTTCAGCCTCCACCAACTTGTTACGTTCGATGAAGCCTTTTAGAAGGCCATTGATGTTTCGGATGTCTTCAAATTCGGTGAAATCGTTATATGACTTACCATTAACATCAGTAATTTCATTTACTGTGAGTTGGGTAATATCAACAGCGGTGAATTCAGAACCCGGAACGCCGTAGCTGTCTGTATGAGCTTCAAAATCAAAGCTCACATTTAAACGGAAGCTATCTAATTTGATGACTGCAACACCAGAATGTTTACCTGTGATTTTGGCAGTTAAGACACCGTAAGTACTTGGTTGAGTCTTAGGGGTAAAAAGAGTAGGTGCGTCTTTTGTTTGGAAAGCTGGTTGTAGCTGGCAAGCAACTAAAGAACCACCAGAGATTGCAAGAGCAGCCATGCTGACAAATGCAAATGAGTTGAATGAGTTAACTTTTACGTTCATAATTGATCTCGCAGTTTTGCAAAAGCACATCGGACCTGGGGAGGGGCGGTGTGCTTTTTTTGTTGTCTTGATGAAATTTATTAAACCTTAGATTTAATTTTGATGCAATAGGTATTTAAACCAAAGATTGAATTTATTTTAAATTTTAGATTTAATAGACAAAAGAAAACCCACCGTGGTGGTGGGTTCAATGGAGTTTATTGGGATGTATGGGATAGACAAATACGGTAAGCGTGTTGAAATTAATGCTAGGTCGTCACTGGTAGGACGCTCATTTCAATCAATTACTATTGAGTGTGTGGATGACTTAAAGATTCTACCTAAAGTTCAAAGTCGTTTGATGTGGAGAGGTGCTCATAAAAAGCACTCATCAATCACCTTTCAAATAAAAGCTTTCAGCATTAATTCTTTCAAGGAGCAATTTATTGGTAAACTCAAAAATGCTTTCTTGAAGACTGACCAGTAAATTATCTAATTCTTCTTTAGTGAATTTGGTTGGTACGGTTTGACTGAAATCTTGTTCACAAATGATATCAAGAAAAGAGGTCATTCTTTCCAGAATAAAATTTACATCTTCAGTGGTAGCACCTTGTTCTAAAAGGTTTTCTCGTAAAATATTTTGAATCTCTTGCTTGCTATTATCTGTTTTCGGAAATTGAATAATATTATCCACTGAATTTTTCGCCTAGTAAGTTTCAGAGAAATGTGTCGGGTTCACAGTTTTAAATTTTATGCTTATTGAATCCGATACCTTTAATCGCTATATTTTTCTAAAAATTCATCTATCCAACCTTGCGCCACTTCAAGATTGGTTATATCTGCTAACTTTAGATTGGTGCCTTCTGCTTCGTTAAAACCCTCAATAATAGCCTCAAAGATATTTGCTTCACTGATGACTTCTCGTGCCATTTCCGCAGCGTTATAGCTTTGCTTAGCTTTTTTAAGCGAGGCTATTTGTTTCTCAATTCCTGCATCAATTTTACCTAGTGCCAATTTAAACTCTTGACGATTAATTGTTAGCGCCGTTTTGGATTTATTAAATGTTGCGATCATTGCGTTCTCTTTCCTTTAAAATTAATCAATTACTCAGCCTAAATTTCACCATCATAAGAATGAGAGACATATTTACCAATGATGCCAATATGTTCTAAATCTTGCGGTTCAACGATTTCTCTTTCATAGCTAGGATTATCACTATCAATGATCAAGGCCCCATCATATCTACGAGACAATCTCTTAATTTTCAGCTCATCACCATATCTAATGGCGTACACCTTTCTATTTTGAACTTGCTCCAACCTATTGATAGATTTATCAATGATAACAACGCTACCACTTGGTATCCTTGGTTCCATGCTGTCGCCATCTAAATCAACCTCTACAAGATTCTTAGGCGACACTCTTTTCTTGTGAAACCACTCTAAGCGTTGTGCACATCCAGTCATCTTAGGCGTTGGCTCAAATTCAACTAGCCGACCATTGCCAGCGGAAAACTTAACATCTACGTGTGGAATAATCATAAAGGAATCAGGGTCGAGGTCATCTGGTGCTTCCCATGCCATAACTGGCCTATATGCCTCAGTGCTCTCAGGGTTTTCAGCCAACTCAATCATTGACCCAGAACCATCAAGTAACCATCCAGCACTTACTCCAGTTAAAGCTGCTAGCTCTTTCAGGGTTTCCTTACCAATTTTCCCCTTTTTCCAGTTAGATGCAGCTTGAGCTGATAGTCCTAATTTGAGAGATGCAGCTGACCATTTTAGATTTGCATAATCAAGCGCTGCTTGGATACGTTCAGCTATAGATTCCATAATCATTAATAAATAAACCTTTGGTTTAAAATTCTATTGGAAATTTAAAAAAATAGAAGCAATCATGGATTGTATTAAAATTAAACCTATGATTTAATTTTGTTGAAATTAATTAAAAGGGAGATTTAACCTTGAATCCCATTAAATATGCTTTTGATGCTGTTGGTGGTCGTTCTAAAGCAGCAGCGTTACTAAACCGCACGTACATGGCCATGAGCAAGATGGAAAAACGTGGAGTCTTGCCAAGAACTGAATATACGGGCGAAACCAAATATGCCCAGATACTTGCAATTAATAGTGATGGGAAGTTTACGGCTGAATGGCTGCTTGAGAATGCTAAGCCGGAGTCATCTATAGCATAACCAACCTCATGAACACATATCAGTTTAGGAGCCAACATGACTCGAAGACCAAAAAAAGATACGTCTATAACGATGCATTGTGCGAGTAAGCACAAAAACTTGTTGATGAAATTAGCTGAGCACCAACGATCTGGGCAGGGTGCTAGTGAATACGTATATGAAAACTTAGTCATACCACATCTTGAACAGTTAGAACTTGATGCGAAGGTTAAGGGGAAAATATTTGGACTTATAGAGATTTAATAAATCTCAATAGTGCGGAGAGCATCTATATGAATCTCAAGACAAAGAAAAGCCTGATGGACTAGATCAGGCTTTTAATTCACAAATTTAGGAACCCATGAATATGCAAACTAATTTACCAAATCAATTGAATGAACTCAACTCGCAAGATTTTTTAGTAGGCGATGTGGTTGTGCTTACACCGCAAGGCTCCAAAGATTACCTGCTTGAAATCATTAACTACAAGTACACGAATGATTTGTTCCGAGTAAAGGTTATCTCCTCTGGTGCTTGTGGACCAATCCATAAAAGCCAGATTCGCCACGCAACAGTTGCAGAACTTAACGCTAAACGCCGACTAACAAGCGCTGAGCAAGCATTAGCGGAGGTGTCATGAGTACCTTTGAACAACAACAAAAGCATATTCAATCCTGGCATGAACCAGCATTAAGAACTTTGTCTGGTTTGTTGAAAAAACGGAAGGAAAATTTAGTCCGCCAAAACCGTGACGAAAAAAATGCTGCTGTAACACGTGATGAATTCATGCAGGCTTTGGTTGACGAGCATGGAAAACATGGGATTTATCTTATTCATGCTGGCCCGATCATCTCAAGTTTATATCGAGCTAAACGGATCCGCTATTTGGGTAGCACATTCATTCAGTTGAATGAAGAGGGGGATAAATGAGTCTAGATGCAACAGTTTGGGCTTGGAAAACCCGTCAAAAACAAAAGGTGGGTGGAGCATTAAAACCACTCAAAAAATTAGTCCTTCTTTCACTAGCCGATCGAGCTGGTGAAACACATGAATGCTATCCAAGTATTGCTCGTTTAGTTGATGACACGGAAATGGACCGTAAGACCGTTTTAAAAATCATTGATGAGTTAATTGAAGACGGATTTATTATCGATACTGGTAAGCGCGAAGGTAAAACTAAGCAGGTAAAAGTCTATCTTTTGATCGGAGTTAAAGGTCGGGAAACAGTACCAACAAAGGTACACTTTGACACTGAAAATGATGATTTAAACAATACCAACAATGGAACAGTTCCAACAACGGAACAGTTCCAACAATTCCATGAAAGAGTCCCAACAATTCCGTTAAACAGTCCCAACGTTGGGACACGGAATCTTTCAAAGAATCTATCAGAAGAATCTAAAAATAAAAAAACATGGTTGAGTTTGAAAAAACTTCGTGAAGAAATTCTTTTGGCAACTGATCAGGAAACTTACGAGCAGATCAAAAACGCGACTTGGTTCGATCGAGAGTTACGAGCATTTGAACTCTACAACGCCGAGAAGAATCTTTGTGATGAACTCATGAATTACCACTTTGCAGATTGGTTAATCAACGCATGTGGAAAATACCAAGCACGTGAACAATCTAAAAAACCAAATTCTGGAACGCAGGTCCGAGTCCCGCAGGGAGAATCAAATACTCTTAGTTCAAAACAGATTTACTCATTTGCTCAAAAACTTTCTGTACATCCTGAGTTTGCAAGCAAATACGCTGAAGGTAACGAGAGCTATGAACAACTTGCTGCACGTGTCGCAGTGAAACTTGCAGATCCAGAGCAACAACAAAAATTGATGCCATACCTCATTCAGGTTGGATTTCAACAAAAAGGTAAAGGAGAGGCGGCTTGAATAAATTCGAGATTTTAGCGTGGGGCTTATTAATTTCATTTTTTACCGCAGCTATTAGCGGTGCGGTGGTTTTGTGGTGGTTGGCACGTAAAGAACATGATGAGGTGAAATGATGATTAAGGCTGAAGTTGTTGTTGATGGCGACTGGTTGAAAATTGGTAATCGCAGTATCCGTATGAACCAATATCTTGATTGGGTTGTTCTATTAGACGGGGTAGCAGAAAAACAATTTCGCTTACTTGAAGACGCTATCAAACATTGTTTGGAACAAAAATATGATTGGTCTGTAATTCCTGCACATGTCAACTTTATGGCAACAGATGAGGATGGGATGGCATGTGGTTGGTTGGTTGAGCCTCATATTGTTGGTAATGCATGGCGAAACCAATCTCATCTTTCAGCGTTTTTTAACTTAACGAAACGCCAAAACCCCTTCAGAGGTGATTGGAAAGACTCACTTGAGAAACGTCCTGAATATGTAGAGCCAGTGCTTAAGGATGGTGAAAAATGAGTCATTTTCATGATGTGCAAACTATTCAGGTTGATAAAGACAAGCAGGTTATTCAATTCACACGCAAGCGTGAAATTAGTGAATGTGATCATGGCCATATCCAAATTTCTGAAGAAGACAGTGAAGTTTTATGCACTGACTGCAACACGAAATTAAACCCTGTTTTATGGATAGCAAAATATTTAAAAGATCTTAATCAAGTTACTCAGCGCAATAACAGAATGCTGGCAGAGGTCCGTGAAATACAGGCAAAGCTTGAAAAGAAAAATAAGTTTATGTGCAAACACTGCCATGAAGTAAACACTATTGATTTTAAGAAGCTTCCTTCACAAGCAGCTGTAGTGCGCGGTATGGCCGTAATTGATCAAGAGTTTGACGGTATGAAAGTGGAGCATAGCCGATGAAGTTAACTAAACAGCAACGTGCTGAGCTAAAACAAAAGTTTGGTGGACATTGCGCTTACTGTGGTGAGTTGCTTGGCGATAAATGGCATGCAGACCATATCGAAGCAGTGAGACGAGATTTAATTCATGTTGGTGGCGGTAAGTTAATTACGGGTGAAATGACTAGACCGCAAAACGACACTTTAGAAAACATGAACCCTGCATGTGTTCCTTGCAATACAAACAAATCGTCTATGCCGCTGGAAGGGTGGCGAAAAATGCTTACACATTACCGTGATGTGCAGTTACTACGCGATAGCACACATGCCCGCCATTTACTTCGTTTTGGTTTGATTGAAATTAAGACAAAACCTGTGACGTTCTTCTTTGAGAATTATAAAGGAGCCAGTCATGAATAAACCATTAGAAACTTTTGATATAGACGCAGCAAAGGCTCGCTACGAAAAATTACGAGGCCGATATAACCGGAGTGGGCTATCTAATACTGATTACAACGAGCTACTTCAATTAGAAAAGGCACTTGACCAAGCGAAGAAGTTTAATGCGGAGGGCGCAAAAAATGGACAGTAGATGGATTGAAGCGCAACGCCGTGAAATGGAAAAGCTTATTTCACCAGAGCTAATCAAGTCGAGGGATTTAGCACGTCAAAGTTACTTCGATCATATGGAAAAAGAAATGGCTGACCACGTATCACGCTCAATTGAACCACTCAGCGGTAAAAAGCAAAGCACTCTGGTTGAACTAAGGGAGTCAATTGAAAAACTGGCTCAGAAGTATAAACAAGATGCTCATTCTTCCAGCCTTTTTGGAGATCTGGATAAATCACGTGTTTATAACGGCATTGCCAATCAATTGGACCAGTTACTTAAGGGTTAAGTGTAATGAGCAAAGTTTTAATTGGAATTGATACTGGAGTAAATACCGGCTTTGCAGTGGCATTTGACCAGGGTAATGGTGGCCAACTACAAGATGTTGAATCTCTAACAATTACTCAGGCTATGAGCAAAGTTTTAGAGCTGGTAGAGGGTCATGGCAAAGAAAATCTAATGTTGTTTATTGAGGATGCCCGTTTGCGTACATGGTTTGGTAATGCAGATGCGCGACAAGATCGCAGTGGTGCCGGAGTTCGTGAAGGGATCGGATCCGTGAAGAGGGATGCTCAGATTTGGGAGGATTGGTGCAAAGAACAAGGCTTGAAATACAAGATGATTCACCCTGCAGCTAACAAAACCAAAACTGATGCTAAGTATTTTTCAAAACTAACAGGGTGGGCAAAGAGAACTAATGAACATGCACGGGATGCAGCAATGCTTGTATTCGGGCGATATGCAAAATTTTGATGTGAAAAAGGTTTTAACAAGTTGTTTTTTATTAAAGGTAAAGGGTAAGTAGGAAGGCGATTATGCTAGTTGAAAAGTTTGATTTTATTGAGTTACTTCGCCTTGCTATTGCTCAAAGCGAAGGTAAAGGGAAAATTACTAAGCATGTTGTTTTGGGAGAAATTGCCTTATTGCCTGCGGGTGCAAAAAAGTGGGCAGAATTACTGCTTGAACGTGTTGATTTTGAGCGCATAGCAGAAATCACAGAAACAAAGAAAATTTATGAGACCAGGATAATTAATGGTAAGGAATCAAAAAAGCGTATTGGTGAAATACCGGGTAAAGTTGAAATAAAAAAAGGGGAGATTAACTCAGCTGATTTTTTCCGCGTTAGAAACGTACTAGCGGGTAAGATCCATCGTGAAATGATCAAAAAGAACTTTAAGCCAAATAATTGTCAGGGCGATTTATCAAATGTGGCCAAAGGTATTGCTGAGGTTGTTTTGCGTGGGCGATTATTTACAAAGGCAATGTGTGGCCATTGCCAGGGATTAGGCAAATTGGAGTTATTTAATGAAAAGGGATATCCAAGCGGATCTAAGTTTTGTGATAAATGCAGTGGTACGGGGAAACGCCCATATACATTGCATGAAAAAATTACGATCGCAAAATTAAAAGTGTCTAAGTCTGGTTATTCTGAGCGATATGAACCATATGAATTAATTGCTGAAGCATGTATCGAAAATTGGGAAAACACCATTAGAACTAGCCTGGCTAGATCGTTTCATTTTGAACCAGAAGAAATATCATTAGCTTGACTTAAACAGAACGGTTGAGTATAAGTATTTCTAAAATGGGCGCTTTATACATGGATCGCCTGAAAAACTTAATAAAAGCTCACTAATTTTAGTGGGCTTTTTGCGTATCTGGAGCACTGGAAATGGGAAATACCTGGCATGCTGACCAAGAAAAACCAGAATTACGGCCAGATGAAAAACCTTTAAATTGCCCATTTTGTGGATCTGATTCAATTTGTACAGATTCTTCACATTATGGAAAACCAGATGAAGACGGCTCTATAGCATGGGATGCTTTCACATGGTGTCATGATTGTGGATCAAAAGGCCCTAGTGCTTGGGCGATGATCGCTTGGGATGAAAGTTTTCATTACGACACTGTTTATGAAGAAAGATCAGTTGTTAATTATGCTATTCGCCAGTGGAATACACGCAAATAAGTTTTATTAATCTCGAGAGAGGTGTTTTATAAGCACACCTCTCTTTTAGCCGGACGGATTACGGCGCATGAAGCCCTGCCAAATACTAGTTATTGGCGGGGCTTTTTCTTTTTGGAGTATGTATGACTGAATTTCAAAAAATTACGCATGAGATTAGACAGCTCCAAATAGAGCTAAATCACACAGGCAGTTGCACAACCAAAGGCCTAACAGAAGAAGAGATCGCTCACTTAGATGAGCGATTTTTTTTAGCCATAGCAAAGCAAAATAAATTAATTGCACGACTCAACAATAAACCAGAAGGCTTCTTATAAGAGGCTATTGGTATGGACGATAAAGAGTATTTTTGGCTAACTCGGAAAAAAGAACCTAAAACCAAGCCTAAATCCAGACCGCTACCTAAAGCTACTCAAAAGTACTTAGAGGCAGAGGAAGAATTTACTGAAGCTTTAGACAATCTTGAAATTAAATACGAAAAGAAATTCCAGTTTAAATCAACAAAGCATTGGCGTTTTGATTTTCATTTAATTGAACATCGTATTTTAGTTGAAATTGCTGGTGGACCTTGGTCTGGTGGACGAAAGGGCAAGCTGGCAACAAAAGCGTGGAGTATGGACCGTTACGATGTTGCTGAATCAATGGGATATACCGTTGTTCGGTTAGAGGCAGCACCAAGATTTAAGATTAATGAATCTGGTCCATTACAGATCCAAGCTCATTTCGCTAGTGAGTGGCTAAAGAATTTAAAGAGGCAAATATTTAATGGATCAGATCAGACCATTTCCTCCAACTGATTTTATGGATCAGGCAGAAGAAGAGGAAGCACTCCGTTTAATACCGGCACCTGATTTAAAACAATGGGTAGTTGCTAATTTTCTTACGCTTGGTGGTCCTTTACATAATCCAGACCATGACCATATCGCTGAGCTTCTACACGACAATGAAGAATTTCTAGCATTTGCTTGGGCATCACAAGCTTGTACTGTTAAAAAACAAATGGTGCTAGGTCAGTGTGAAAAAGTGATGTTTAACGTTGGTGGATGGCGTAAAGCAAGACAAGAGCAACAGATGCGAGACTGGTTTGGATTTGTACCTGTTTACTTGATTACCATCGATGCCAGTTTTTGCGAACAAACTTCAGATCGTGAGTTTTGCGCTTTGATTGAGCATGAGCTATATCACATCGGTGTAGAGCGTGATGCTGATGGTGAGATTATCTATAGTGATATGACTGGACTGCCTAAGCATTTCTTAGCTGGTCACGATGTAGAAGAATTCATAGGCGTTGTGAAACGCTGGGGCGCAAGTGAAAGCGTCAAGCGTCTTGTTGAAGTTGCGAAAAACCCGCCGTTTGTATCAGAGCGGGATATTTCAAAATGCTGCGGTAACTGTGTAATTAACTGAGCCTTAGGGCTCTTTTTTTTGCCTTGTTTGTTGTACGTAGTTGTACGGAGTTGAATTTATGGCAGCACTAAAAGAGCCTGTGAAAATCTTTATTGTTCAGTCTCTTGCTTGCCGTGATACCCCTCAGGATGTAGTGGAGAGCGTCAAACAAGAATTTGATGTAGTTATTACCCGAAGCCAGTGCCAAGCATATGACCCAACTAAATATCAAGGCCGCAATTTAAGCCCAAAATTCAAGGAGCTTTTCGAGAAAACTAGAAAAGATTTCGATGCTGGCTTGGTGAACATTCCGATTGCAAATAAGTACTACCGCTTGAGGCAATACCAAAAGTTTTTGGAAAGAACACGAAATCTAAAAACGGGTATGAATATTCTCAAACAGGCAGCTCAGGACATTGGCGGGCAATTTACCAATCGTCAAGAAATTACCGGTAAGGACGGCGGGCCAGTTGAAACAGTCCAGTCAGCGATTACAAAAGAAGAGTTTCTTAAGGCAAGGAGGGAAGTACTAGATGAGTACTAATGCGGCTCGGGATGAAGCAATCCAAATCGAGGCGCAGGAAGACTTATATTTTTTTACTAGGTACATGTTTAAAGAGCGCCGCGGGTACAAATGGTTGCAAAACTGGCACCACTTAGAAATCTGTAAGGCTTTAATGAAAGTCTACAATGGTGAGACTAAGCGGTTAATTATTAATGTTCCACCTCGCTACTCTAAAACAGAAATTGCTGTAATTAATTTTATGGCTTGGTGTTTCGGCAAAAAGCCTGATTCTGAATTTATTCACATCAGTTATTCGGCAATGCTTGCTGCTAATAATGCATTCCAAATTAGGGGCCTTGTACAAGAGGAAGCTTATAAAAAGGTTTTTCCAGATTTAGCATTACGCGAGGACAGTAAGGCCAAAGACTTTTGGCGTACTTCAAAAAATGGTGTCTGCTATGCCACTGGTACCGGCGGTACCATCACTGGTTTCGGTGCTGGAAAGATGCGAGAAGGCTTTGGCGGCTGCATCATTATCGATGACCCGCACAAAGCACATGAGGCATCATCCAAAACCATCCGCGAGGGCGTTATTGAATGGTTTCAAAATACCCTTGAGTCTCGTACTAACTCACCAGACACCCCGATTATTGTCATTATGCAGCGTCTGCATGAGGATGATTTGGCCGGATGGTTATTAGGTAAGAGAAAAGACGGCGTACCAGTTGCAGGTGGTAATGGTGATGTATGGGAACACCTTTGTTTATCTGCTATTCAGCCTGATGGTTCAGCATTATGGCCAGCTAAGCACTCAATAGAGCGACTTAAAATTATGGAGCAGGCCGCGCCGTATGTCTTTGCTGGGCAATATCGACAATTGCCGGCACCACCTGCGGGTGGTTTCTTTAAGCCGCATATGATTGGTGTCGTTGATGCATTGCCGGCAACAACTAAACAAGGTTGTCGTGCATGGGATCTAGGCGCTACTGCTGATGGTGGTGATTATACCGCTGGTCCTAAAATTTTCGATGGTGGAGATGGTTATTGGTACATCGCTGATATGGTCCGTGGTCAGTTTGGACCCGATGAAGTTGAAACTACCATTAAAAATACTGCATCCCGTGATGGGGTGAATATCAAAATCAGATTGCCGCAAGACCCCGGTCAGGCAGGCAAGTCACAAGCTAAAAGTTTTGTTAAAAAACTATCTGGTTATTCCGTTGTTGCTAAGACCGTTTCGGGTGACAAGGCAACAAGAGCACAGCCATTTGCAGCTCAAGTAAATATCGGAAATGTGCGTATGTTACGTGGGGCTTGGAACGATGACTTAATTGAAGAATTAAGGAATTTCCCTAACGGTACTCATGATGACCAGATAGACGGGTGCTCCGATGCATTCAATGAGCTTAACGAGGGTAATTTGGGCTTATTAGAACATCTGGAGGAACAGGCAAGACTTGCAGAAGAATCACAATCTAAACAGGATACAGCGCAATCATGGCTAGATCTAATGGAAAAATAACGTCACTTGCTGCTGATGTGGTGCAAATGTTTGCTCATGGTGTTTCAAATATTGGTAACGCTTGGTTTGGACCTTCCCAACCTTTGGAGCCAGTGGCACCAAAAGAACAAACCTCAGGGCGGCAATTTGATTACGCAACATCTTTCAACGTCAATTCCAGACCTCGGCAGGGTGAGGCTTTAACTTATGACCATTTAAGGGCGTTTGCAGATAACTATGATCTTTTACGAATCATTATTGAGACACGTAAAGATCAGATGGCCAAGCTTCCTTGGGTTATTCGTCTTAAAGACAAACCCAATACTGATGCAGATGAGGCGCTTGTACATGATGCACGTTGTGAGGAATTAACAAACTTCTTTGCATTTCCTGATAAGGAGCACTCTTGGGATGCGTGGTTGCGTATGTTGCTTGAGGATCTATTGGTTATAGATGCTCCAGTAGTTTATACACGCAGAACACGGGGCGGTGGAGTGTATGCAGTTGAACCAATTGACGGCGCAACTATTAAACGAGTATTGGACATTTACGGCCGTACTCCATTGCCACCTGAGGCAGCATATCAGCAGATATTAAAAGGTTTGCCAGCAGTAAATTACACCCGTGATGAGTTGATTTATTTGCCACGTAATCCACGTACACACAAGGTATATGGATTCTCACCAGTTGAGCAGATTGTCACGACAATTAACATTGCTCTACGCCGTCAAGCTCATCAATTGGGATTTTATACCGATGGCAGTACACCAGACTTAATTTTTCAGGTTCCAGCTGAATGGACGCCTGAACAGATTAAGCGCTTTGAGGATTACTGGAACTCGCTGCTTTCTGGAAATATCCATGAGCGCCGTAAGACGCGCTTTGTGCCTCAGGGCGTTACGCCATTTGATACAAAAGATAAGGCAATGAAAGACGAGTATGACGAGTGGATAGCTCGTATTGTCTGTTTTGCCTTTTCAATTAGCCCTCAGGCGTTTGTAAAGGAGATGAACCGAGCAACGGCCCAAACAGCACAGGAAGCAGCTTTAGCCGAAGGATTGGCGCCGTTAATGCTTTGGGTAAAATCCTTGATGGATCGGATTATCCAGCAGGTTTTTGGCTATTTGGATATGGAGTTTCGTTGGGATACTGAAGAAGCTGCAAAGCCTAAAGAACAAGCGGAAATTGATAAAATTTATGTAGATGCAAAAGTACTACATCCTGATGAAGTGAGGGTTGAGCGATTTAATATGCAGCCTATGGATCCTGCATTAAGATCTTCACTGAACCCAGCGCCTTTATTGCCGCAGCCGCAGCAAGTGGATGAAAGCAAGCCAACTGATGAAGCAAAGGAGAAGTTTGCAAAGTCAAAAAAGTATGTGGCTCCAATCGATCGGGAACGGGAAAAAGTGGAGCAAGTACGGGAACAACTAAAGCAGCAGATTCACCAGTTCTTTCAGGAACAAGCCAAGGATGTGGCCATACAGGTTGTGACAGCAAAGGACCAACTTGGGAAAAGTATTAAGGATAATGTCAGTAATATTCTTGATGGGCTTAGTTTTGGGGCTTGGTCAGGTATAGCTGCATGGATTAGCGATTTAACAAGTCAATTGGCACTGGACGGGGTAGAGGTTGCTTTAACCCAAATCAATGCAGAGCTTGAGAAAAAGGCGCTTAATCTGGCAAATGAGCAAGCAATTAAGTTTGCTGAAGACCGAGCAGCCGAACTGGTCGGCATGATTTGGCGTAACGGTGTTTTGGTCGAAAATCCAAGCCCTTTATTTAGCATCACTGAATCAACTCGGGAAATGCTAAGAGCTACAATCACACAAGCATTAGAGGAAGGCTGGAGTAATGACAAATTAGCCGATGAAATTGGCAATAGTCATGCATTTAGTGAAGATCGTGCGGAAATGATTGCAAGAACTGAAACAGCCATAGCAGACGTGCAGGGCAATATGATTGCCTATAAAGCTGCTGGGATTGAGTCAAAAGAATGGATGGCCGCACCAGATTGCTGTGATGCATGTCAGGAATTGGATGGAAAAATTATTCCTATCAATGAATCTTTTGTGGCTGGTAGCTACTTCAAAGACGCACCACTTCATCCTCATTGCCGATGTGACACATTGCCAGTAGTGACATGATTTTTAACTTTAACTGAACCACCTTAGCCGGTGGTTTTTTTACATCTGAGGTTTTCTTATGAAATTAAAAAAACTTTTTGGAGCAATCCAGAAAATTCAAGATCAGGACGATGGAACAATCATTGTTGAAGGTGTGGCATCTACTGAAGATGAAGACAGCGATAAGGAAATTGTGAAAGCTGATGCCATGCGTTCAGCTATTCCTGATTATATGAAGTTCGGTGCAGTGCGTGAAATGCATCAACCCCTTGCAGCTGGTACGGCGTTAGAAATTAACGTGGATGACAATAATGTCACCACTTTAAAAGCTCACATTGTCGATAGTGAAGCAATTAAAAAAGTTAAAACTGGTGTCTACAAGGGTTTCAGTATTGGTGGAAGTGTTACTAAACGGGATGATCTTAACAAATCAATTGTTACGGGCATTCAGTTGGTAGAAATCTCACTGGTAGACCGCCCAGCAAACCCAAGCGCCGTGATTACCTGTTATAAAGCGGATGGTTTATCTGCTGGCGAAGAAAACGCAATTGATCCGCTAACTAAGAGCATGGGCGATGTAAAGGAGATGGCCAATGTACTACAAGACATCATGTGGCTCATTTACTCCGTTAAAGACGAATCTCGCTGGCGTGGAGATGACAGCCCAATCCCTGAGCAACTCCGTGCATGGATTGAATCAGGCGCTGAAATCTTTAGCACTATGGCTCAAGAAGAAGTGGCCACAATGGTTACACGCGCTAATGAAATTTGTAAGGCCGAAGGGTGTGAAAATCTACGAAAGGCCGAAGTCATCGTATCGAATCCAACAAAAGCAGAGTTGGATGATATTCGTCAGACCATTGAAAAATGTGCCGAGAAGCTTTCTAACATCAAAGTCTATAGCCCAGAAGATGCGAGTGCTCCAGATGATGCGGCGCAAGCTCAAATCGAGAAAGGAACGGACGCAGGTGAACTTAAAAAGGTCAATGATGATTTAACTTTAACTAAAGCAAATCTGGCTAAAGTCGAACAAGAGCGCGATACGTTGCAAAAGCGTGTCACTGAACTGGAGAAACAACCTGAAACACCAAAAGCTGCGTTGATGAATCTTAGTAAAGCGGAAGATACAACCGTTATTAAAAAAGATCAGGTTGAGCCGGTGTTAGATGGTAACGGCGAGGTCAATGAAATCGCAACAATGATTAAAAGCGCGCAAGCACAACGTATTTAATCAATTAATCCTAAATTAAATTTTATGCCCGCTTTTGCGGGCTTTTCTTTGGCGGGAGATAACACATGCCAGATTTAAATGACGCTCTAGACGCAATCAAAACCGCTCAGGGTAAAGCAATGCAAGATAGTAATGACTTAAACAAGTCATTTACACAACCCGATGGCCCAACGACAGGCTTACAGGCGTATGACTTAGAAGCCCCTTCTAAAAAGTTTTATCCTGTATTAACTCCTTTACGTAACAGTATTTCCCGTGTGACGAATGGTTTTGCAACACAAGCGAACTGGCGTGTAATTACTGCAATTAACGTAAATAACCAACGCGCAGGGGTTTCTGAAGGGCGCCGTGGTGGGGTTATCCAACATAAAACAGAAGATTACTTTGCTTCATTTCGTGGTTGGGGCTTAGAAAATAGCGTTACTTGGGAAGCTGATTATGCTGCTAAAAACTTTGAAGATGTCAAAGCTTTGGCGGTACAGCAAACCCTTGAAGCCACAATGATTGAAGAAGAGCGACTAATCATTGGTGGTAATACTTCTTTGGCTATGGGTACTACACCAACACCTACGCTTATGGCAGTTGGTACTGGTGGTACGTTGGCCGCTCAAACATGGTCTGTAATCTGTGTTGCCCTTGGCCCACAAGCTTATTTAGATGTGGTTGGGGTGAATAACGGAGGGATTGGTCAGCAATTCGATGCAAGCTCAAAAGTACCAAGCAAAATTACCCGTACAAATGCAGATGGTACTACTGAAGAGTTTGGCGGTGGTTCAGCCCGTAAATCAACGGCGGCCACTGTAGCCACTACAGGTACAACCAGCTCTATTACAGCTACAGTAACACCAGTTATTGGGGCAGTTGGTTATGCTTGGTATATCGGGGCGGCAGGATCTGAGCGCCTAGTAGCGGTTTCAACTGTTAATAGTGTGATTCTAAAGCAGGCGGCAGATCCAAACGCACAGTTAGCAAGTACGTTAGTGGATGAAGATAACTCTACAAGTACAATTGATTTTGACGGTTTGTTAATTCAAGCGTTTAAACCTAACAACAATGCTTATGTAAAAGTAATGCCAACGGGTACAGCTGGTGTAGGTACCACATTAACTAGTGATGGTGCTGGTGGTATTGTTGAGTTTGAAGAAGCTTTTGAGTATTTCTACCGCAAATATCGCTTAAGCCCTGATGTGATTTACGTTAGTACGCAAGAGTTACTCACCATTACATCTTTAATCATCAAAAATGGTGGCGCTCCATTACTACACTTGAATGTAGATGCGAGTAATCCTGCATCACTTCAAGCTGGTGTTGTTATTGGTAGCTATCAGAACAAGATTACTGGCCAGCGCGTTCCTTTGCGTATTCACCCTAACTTAGCGGCTGGTACCATCTTTATGTTTACCTCACGCTTGCCTTATCCATTGGCGAACGTTGGTAACATCGTACAGATGAAAATGCGCCGTGATTATCATCAAATTGAATGGCCACTACGTACACGCCGCTATGAATATGGTGTGTATGCAGATGGGGTGCTTCAACATTACGCACCTTTCTCGATGGGTATCATCACCAATATTGCAAAACCAGTTCAATCTTAAATTTATTGCCCAGCCTAATCCGCTGGGCATTTTCTTGGAGTAAAGCAAATGGGATTATTTAAAGCCCCTGAGGGTGTGACATCGGTTAGTGTCGCAGGTGTAGAGCTTGAAGTTAAAGACGGTTTTGTTGAGACAGATGAGAATATCTGGCCATTTGTAGAGCCTTTGGGTTTTACGGTTGGTAAGCCGGATGATTTGGTAGCTCTTCGTGAAGCCGCAGCTAAAGCCGCTGAAGCAGCTGAGGCCGCAGCCAAAGAAGCGGCAGAAAATGAAAAGCTGGCTAAGGCTAAAGCCGAGGAAGAGGCCAAGGCAAAAGCGCAGGCAGAAGCGGAAGCAGCCGACAAAGCTAAAGCGGAGGCTGAGGCCGCAGCAGCTGTAAATGCATCTGCTTCAGCTGGAGCAGATGCCGACAAAGCTAAAGGTAAAAAGGCGTAATCAATATGGCACTTACAACATTAGAAAAAGTTAAGGAGTTCTTAGGGCTCAAATCGTCTCAAGCTGAAGCAGATGCCTTACTTTCACGCATGATCGATGCTGCAAGTGCCTTTATTGAAAATTGGCTAGAGCGGGAAGTCCTAAGACATTCAGTAACTGAATATCGAGATGGAAACGGAAAATCTGAACTTGTTCTAAAAGAGCCAGATATACGTCTTATTAACAAAGTTCTTGTTAATGGTAGGGTAATACCAGAATCGTCCAATTTTCACGACTACGGTTATCGCTGGGCTGACTGGTGGTTAATTTTGCAAGGGGATTGCTTTGCTCATGGCCGGCGAAATATTCAGATTGAATATGAAGCCGGTTTTGATGAGGTCCCGAGTGATATTGAACAAGCTGTAATTGACCTTGTAGCACTACGCTTTAAGGAAAAAGACAGAATCGGCATACAGTCTAAAACCTTGGCGAATGAAACTATTTCATTTTTCATAGGTGAATTAACTCCATCGGCAAGAGCAACACTACAGCAATATAAGCGAGTCGTTCCAATATGATGATTAATTATCATGTAGATGGTGATGCAAAGCTAACCGGTACAGTTGATCAGATTAATGAAGCGGTTAGGCAATCTATTGTCAGATCCACTCTTAAACTTTTGGTCAAGGTGAAACGGGAGAAACTTAGCGGCCAAGTACTCAATGTACGAACCGGACGTTTGCGCAGATCCATCACACAAAAAGTTATAGATCTAAGCAATGGTGTTACAGGTATTGTCGGTACTAACGTTGAATATGCTGCTGCTCATGAGTATGGATTCAAAGGTGACGTAACAGTAAAGGCCCATTTGAGAATGATCAAAATGGCTTTTGGTAAATCTATTAGTCCTAAGCAAGTCAGTATTAAGACTCACACACGTAAGGTTGATTTGCCTGAAAAATCTTTTTTAAGGTCTGCCTTAGAAGAGATGAGAAAGGAGATTAAACAGGATCTGGAAGTATCAATACAGCGGGGCATAGCATGAGTATTAATCGTGAAGCAATTTTTATAGCTCTCTTTGATCTATTAAAAAATATTGATGGTTTTGTTACTGCTGAACGGCGTTTAAGACATTGGAATGATGTGCCTGACATTGAACAGCCATATTTATGTTTAGCCCAAGGGCAGCAAAGCGTAGCTCAAGGCAGCCCTGCTACTGGTGTAAAGCCTAAATGGACGTTATATGCAGACATTTATTTGTACGCACGTACAACCGGTGAGCAGGTTCCATCTAGTGTGCTTAATCCATTAGTCGATGCTATTGAAGCAGCTTTACAACCGGAATTTCCAGAAATTGAAAAATGCCAGACTTTAAATAGTTTAGTTACTCATTGCTGGATTGATGGAACCATTGAAACAGATGAGGGTACGTTGGGTGATCAAGCCGTCGCCGTCATACCGATCAGCATTTTAGTTAATTAATTAAATTTTCACCAAAGACCTGCTTTTTAGCAGGTTTTTTTATGGAGTATTACATATGGCTCAGTATTCATTTGGTGTGGGTAATCTATTTGCTACACCATTATCTGATGCATACGGCGCACAGATTGCCAAACCCACATCTTTCGAGCTTGGAATTTTACAAGATAACTCGGTGGATTTTAGCTTTGATGTAAAAGAGCTTTATGGTCAAGGACAGTTTCCTGTAGACATTGCACGAGGCAAAGGCAAGATTACAGGTAAAGCAAAAGTTGCTCGTTTAAACGGTCTTCTGGTTAATAGCATTTTATTTGGTCAAGCCATGTCTACCGGTTCAGCTACAGCAGTGGCACGCTCACTGACTGCTACGCCAGTGCCTGTAGGTGGAACCGTTACACCAACCCCGCCAAATGCTGGGGTTTTTGTGGCGGATCTAGGGGTAACTAATGCAAAGGCCGTTCCTTTGATTCGTGTTGAGTCTACACCAGCAGCAGGGCAATACTCAGTTGATGAGTCTACAGGTGCATATACATTTGCTACAGCTGATGCCAATTTGCCAGTGTTTATTAATTATCGATACTCCACAACAATGGCCGGTGCAAAGTCTTCAACAGTTATGAATTTGCCAATGGGTGAGGCACCGTCATTCTCGTTAGATCTTCATAAGGAATATCACGGGAAAATCTTAACGCTGCACCTCTTCAAATGTGTCAGTACAAAAATGTCTCTTGCTGGTAAGCAAGACGATTACGATACGCCAGAATTTGAGTTTCAGGCGTTTGCTGATGATTTAGGTCGTGTGTTTAATTGGTCAATTTCGGAGTAAAAGTAAATGCAATTTAAGCAAGTTGATAACCCGCGAGGAAACGAAAAAAAGATTGCTGGCCAGAAATGGATTTTTGCACCGGCTCCTTTGGGGGCTATTGAGCGTTTTCAGGATCAATTAAGCTCGGCTTCAGTGCCGGTAGCAGTCATTATTGATATGGCCCACATTTGTTTAAAGCGAAATTATCCTGACATTACCCGTGAATTTATTGCGGATGAATTGATTGATATCGGCAATATGCAAGAAATTTTGGATCTTGTGGTAAACGTTTCTGGTCTTGACCATAAAGGCGACAAAGAGGCAACCGATTCGGGGGAATAGACTGGGAGGAGCTTTACACTCATTTAGTGCTTAAAACTGGTAAGGACTATGATTACGTACGTAATGAAATGGACTTACCACGTTTAAGAGCAATGAATGCTTATAACAAAAAGTTTCCTCCCGAAGAGGTTAATCTTCATCGAATTTACTTGATGCTGGCTTGTTTCTTTGGTGTAGATAAAGATGAGCCAGAGGATGATATACCAGAGGAAGATTTGCCAGATATTTTAGAAACATTAAAAGCATTCCCGCAGGGGTAACTTAGGTTGCCCTTGTATTTTTAAAAGACAATAAATAATGAGTTTGTTATCTTATTTTTGACTTTATAAAATTTGGTAAAAACCAATGAATAAACTATTCATTCTTTTAACTGGACTATTGTTTTCTGTTTCCTACTCACATGCTAGTACTGAGTTGCAAGATAAACAAAAAATATTGGAGATGATGAAACAATATTCAGGCTTAGTTTCTTGTATGTCATCCTTTTCAAATGATCCTGAAAATAAAGACCCTACCACAATTAAAGATATTCAAACAGTCGAATACGATCCTAAACAATCCACCTTTGTATTTTATGTTTTATGGTCTGGTGATCATGGGTGTGGTGGTGGATCAGGTAGTATGTCAAGTTTTGTGACTGAAGTTGCCAAATATGGCGATTGGAAGCCATACACAATACAAACTGATTATGCTTTTGGGGAAAATATAGGCTTTAACTATGTTTATATTGAGTCAATAAGAAAAATTAATACTAATAAATACGAGGTTGTTAGTTGGGATTACGCAGACGATAAATATGGCGGCGAGGATGGTGGAAGCAATTTTCCTGCAAATAAGTTTAAATATACTTTAGAGCGCGAACGGTTTGAACCTTGGAAAATTACCCATCAAGCACTATTAGAACAAAGAAAATAGTCTCTTAAATTTATGAAATAAAGGCACCAATTGGTGCCTTTTTTATTGGAAGTAATGACCCGCTTAAGCGGGTTTTCTTATGCCTGCGAGGTCAATATGGCAAGTAATGAAAATCGTGTTGAAGTACAGGTAGGTGCAAACACTGCGGAGCTTCAGCGTGGAATGCATGAAGGTGAAGCAATTGTAGAGCGTTCAGCCAATAATATTGAAAATATTGGGCGCAATATTGATTTTAGAGTTGATTTATCCAGTATGGAAGAAAGCTTTGATCGAGTTTCAACTTCCATCAACAGCAGAATCAAAACTTTAGGTATGAACATTGCCTCTACACTTGCACAAAGTTTAGCAATCGGTGGCCTCGTAGCTTTTGCTAAGCAAACTATTGATACAGGCAATGAAGTAGATAAATTAGCAAAATTGGTCGGCACTTCAGCTGAAAAGTTTCAGTATTATTCTAAAGGCGCTGAAATGGCTGGCCTATCTATGGACCAGTTTGGCTCTATGGGCAAAGATGCTTTAGATAAACTTGGTGAAGCTCGCCGTGGTGAAGGCGAGATGATGGATTTTTTTGAAAAGATTGGTCCAAAAGTTGGCGTCACCATTGATCAATTTAAGGATCTAAGTGGGCCAGATGTTTTGCAGGCATATTATAACGGCTTAGAAAAAGCGAACATATCCCATGCTGAAATTGTCACCTACATGGAGCAGCTTGTAGATGACGGAAGCGCATTAATTCCAATGCTACAAAATGGTGGAGCGGGATTTAAAAAATGGGGGGATGAAGCTAAGGCGGCTGGAGCAATTATGTCTACAGAGATGATTGCCAACTTAAAAACAGCAAAAGAAAATGTATTTAAGTTGCAGTTGCAGTTCCAAGGCCTACAAGCAATTCTTGTTAATAATATTACCCCTGTAGTAACTGCTATCTCTAAAAATTTCGACACTATTAAAACTGTTTTAGTTGTTTTGGCCGCAGTTATTGCGACACGTTTAGCAGTTCAACTAGCAATTCTGACAAGAGAGTTTGTAATTGGTGTTGCTCAGGGAGTGGCCTATCAGGTGCAGCTATCAGCATTGCAAGGTCAAGCTATTCGTACAGCCACAGCTATGGGAGTGTTGCGTAGCGCGTCAGCTTTATTAGGTGGTCCAGCTGGTTTAGCTATGCTGGCCGTTCAAGGCGTTGCTGCAGGTGCAGCATTTCTCTATATGAAAAATAGTAGTGATGATTTAGCGCCGTCTTTGGATACTCAAAAAAAGTCTGTTACTGAACTTCGTGATGAATATGAAAAACTTGAAGCCTCACAGCAGCGAGTTTTGACACGTAAAGCTACAGAAGAGTTGCAAAAAACGAGTACAGCCTATCGTAACCAGAGAAATGAATTGCTAGGGCTCGTAGATGCCATTACTCGAAATTCAGATGTGTCTGATGAGGATCGAGTAGCAGCTAGTAATCTTTTTGAAGAATATCGAAAAGGTAGAATTACTGCTGAGCAATTAGCTGGGGGTATCAATCAGTTAAAAACAGTTAATGCTAATGCGAAAGGAAGTATTGATGACAAGGTGTTTTCTCTAAAGGAAGAGGCAAAGAAAGTCGTTGAGGCTGATCGGGTACTGAAAATTTATAACGGTACTATTAAGCAAGGGACAACAGACAATAATGATCATGCCAAGTCAGTTGATAAAGTTACTGAAGCATATACCAACTTAAGCGCTAAGCAAGTTGAATATGTTAAAGGCGTTGAGTTAGCTAAAGAGAAAGAAAAGTATATTCAAGATTTAATGAAACAAGGATATACGCGTGAAAAAGCCGAGTTTTATGCGGATGCAAAGGAGAAATCTGGAACGGCATTTAATGCACAAACTCCGAAGGGATTGGGAGATTCAATAAATCAAGCCTACAAACTCAAACAGCAAGAAGATGCCAGAGTTGAAAGTGAAAAGAATGCTGCTGAGGAGGTAAAAAAACAAAATGAGTTGTTAGAAAAACAGCAAAAAATCTTACAGGTTAATGAACGTGTAAAAGCCAATGCTGCTAAGTATAACTATTCAGGAATTGAGCAAAAGTACAATTTACCAAGTGGCATGTTATCGGCAATTAACATGCAGGAAACTAAAGGGAAAAATGTAGAAGGCCCCCAAACTAAATACGGTACTGCTAAGGGTAACTTCCAGTTACTTGATGCTACGGCCAAGCGTTTTGGTGTTTTGAATCCATTTGACACTAAACAGGCCGCAGATGGGGCAGCACAATATTTAAGATTTTTACTCGATAAGTTTGGCGATATTAATAAAGCAATTTCAGCATACCATGCTGGAGAGGGGAACGTAGAGAGGGGCACTGGTTTAGGGCCAATCAATAAGCAGTATGTCAAAAATGTAAAAGGGTATATGGCGGGTAGCAATGGCGTTGCTGCTGGAACTGAGTCTAATGAATATGATAAGGCACTACAAGCTCAGTTAAATGAAATTGAAAAAGCTGAAAAACTTAAACTTCAATTGCAATATAAATATGCTGATGCTCAAAAGAAGGTTGAAATTGACCTTAAAAACGAATTGGAATTGATAGAAAGTTCTAAACTTTCAATATCAGAAAAATCTGACTCTAAAGCAAAAGCCGAGAAGGATGCTAATGACAAAATTTTAGCATTACGATTAGAGTTGCTTGAAAAAACCAAGGTTATGCGCGAGGCTGAAATTGATCATTTTCAGCGTGTTGCTGAGCGTACATATCAAATTGAAATGGCACAAGTTCAAGCAGATTTTGATGCAAATAAGATTTCCCATGTTCAAAAAGTTCAGAGAGAAAAGTTTTTAGAAGACACGCTTACGGCGATAAAACGCCAAGGTCTTCTAGACCGCCTAGATCTTGAAAATGAACTTTCAGGGATTTCTGGTAAGCAAGGAAATCAAGGGCAAATACTTGAGAGTATTTCAGGTCTAGATACGGGCAAACAAGTATCTGATACAAAATCTACAGGGCTTTTAACAGAAGCTCAAATGAAAGACTTTGAGGCTAAATTTGGTGGTTTAACTTCTCGTATGTCGGGTCTGTGGGATAAGGGTATTCAGTCCATGTTGAATGGTACGCTGACGTGGAAAAATGCCATGAATGCTATCTTCTCTGAGCTTTCAGCTGAGTTCATTCAAAATATGGTCACAGCACCACTTAAAAAATATATGGCAAGCCTTGGTCCACGCTTAGCTGCAAAACTTGGTCTTATTAAAGCTGAAACCGTAGCCGAGGCATCTGGCCAAGCTGCACAAACCGGAGCAACTATTGCAGGTGAAGCGACTCGTACCGGTGTAACCGCTTCAGGTGGTTTAGCACGATTAGGCCTAAAAGCAACCGAGGCGATTAAGGGCATCATGATGAGCGCATGGGAGGCAATGGCTGGAGCATTTAAGGCTATGGTTTCCATTCCTTATATTGGTCCAGTTCTCGCCGTAGGTGCCGGTGCTGCTGCGTTCGGTTTAGTTGCTGGTCTAGCCGGCAAGATTAAATCTGCTCGGGGCGGTTACGATATTCCATCCGGTGTTAATCCTATAACCCAACTTCATGAAGATGAAATGGTATTACCCGCACAACATGCGAACACTATCCGTGAGCTAGGGAAATCTACATTCAACTCAGGTATGTCAGATAATTCTGATCTTACTGGCCAAGGTGGTGAAAATGCTGTGTTTAATATTCAGGCTTGGGATTCAAGAGATATTAAACGCTTCATGAAAAAGCACGGACGTGAAGTAGCAGGTGGTTTAAAGGGGTATAGCCGGAATTTTGGTAAATAGGTGATTTATTATGTCTGATGCAATTTTCCCGGAATTACCCGGTCTTGAATGGGATACATCTATTACTCCCATGTTTAACACCAAAATCATGACCTCCATTAATGGCCGAGAGCTTCGAGCAAGCTTTCAGGCCTCACCTAAATATGAAATCTCGTTGTCTTACGCATTCTTGCGCGAAAATAAGGGGAGAAAGGAATTGCAGCAACTTCAAGGATTTTATTTAGAGCGCCGTGGGGCATTTGATTCATTTCTCTATAAGATGCCTGATGACAATGAGTTTAATTGCACATTTATTGGTGATGGAGCTACTACAACTTTCCAGCTATACAAGGATATGTACACAAGCCAATTGCCTCTAGGTAATACAGAGGAGCAGATTGTAGGTGAAGTAGATCCCAATATGTGGAATCAAACACCAGCCAAAACAATGTGGAACACAAACCAAGAAAAGCTTATGTGGAATAACGCAACTGCACAGGTAACTAGTGATGGTAAGTATATTCTTTCACTGCCAATAGAAGATGGTGTGGAGGTAACAGTAAAAGGTACTTTCTACTATCGCTGCCGCTTTAAAGATGACACACAGCAATATGTCAACTTTATGCATAAGCTTTGGAAAGCAGGGAAGGTTGAATTAATCGCTTCTTTGGGGAATAAGATATGAGACAAGCCTCTCCAAAACTTATAGCCTTGTTAGATGCTGATCAGTTCATCATGGCAGATCTTTATACCATCACAACTATTCAGGGCATTGAGTATCGCTATACAAGCTATGACGTCAATTTGACAGTGCAAAGTAAGGAGTTTCGTTCTGATGGCCCTATCATAAGCCGAGATGGAACTAGTCTTTCTTTAGGTATTGAAGTCGATAATTTATCTATCACAATTGAGACAAATGAAAGCACGAAATTCGGTGATGTGCCTGTAGCTCAGGCTTTTCACAACGGCATATTAGACGGCGCCCGATTCAAATTAGAACGTGTATTTATGGATATGCACACACCAACTGATACCAGTGCCGGTACTTTGGTTTTATTTGAAGGGCGTATAGTTGAGCCTGAGCTTGACCGCTATGAAATTAATGCAAGTGTGGTTTCTGACGTTGATAATTTAAAACTTCAAATGCCACGGAATCTATATACACCAGGTTGCTTAAATACTCTGTTTGATAGCGCATGCGGTTTGCTTAGTGCCGATTTTGCAGTTAATACGACAATTGATACTAATAGTACGCTTAACCGTATTCTTTGCGATTTAAGCCAGCCACAAGGTTGGTTTACCCAAGGTGTTGTAGAGTTTTTAGAGGGCGTAAACATCGGTATAAAACGTACTGTACGGTTGCATGAAGCAGGTTCTTTACTCCTAACTTTACCACTTTTAGAAATGCCTGAAATTGGTGAAGCAATCCGTGTTTATCCGGGTTGTGATAAGAGACTTGATACTTGTACTAACCGATTTAATAACCGTGCTCGGTTCCGTGGTGCTCCCTTTGTACCAGTTCCAGAAACATCAATTTAACAATTTTATATTCAATCAAAGCCCTGCAAATCGCAGGGCTTTTTATTTGGGAAATATATTATGGCAATTCCTGATAAAGACGCCTTAATTGGGCCTACGGTTACAGAGGCGCAATTTAAAACAAATCTAGGTGCAATTGTAGATTTCATTAAACCAATTGAAGCTCAAAGTCCTACATATGCAACTTCAGCCTTGTTGACAGCTACAAGACCATCTGAAAATCAACTTTATGCAAAAGCCTTGGATACTGGTAAGGTCTGGTATTGGAATAAACCTGTAGGCTCGCAAAATGGGAACTATTGGTCTGAAACGAATTTAAGTGATTTAGATCAGGCAAAAGGCTATGCTGATGGTAAATATGGTCGCTTATTAGATGACATTATCTATGACAGTCGAGGCACTAAATCGATAACACAAAAAGATTATCAAGCAGCTTCTAACTTTTCGACTACAGTAGATGCTAGATTGCTTAAAGTCTTTGAAAGTAGTGCTAATTCTCTTGTTAATCAGTATCAATTCAACAAGGCTGGTGAAAAACTTAATTTAAGTTTCTTAACAGATCAGGCATCTTTGTTAATAAAGAAATTAACACCGGGCTTTGAAAAAAGATACTTGAACTTTGTTGTGAATGATCGTTTTGATTCTCACACTATAGATATGATTGAAGAAGAGCAAATTACTAATAACTTATTGGTCTCGCCATATATTCAATCAACTTTAGTAATTAACAATGTTGCTAATATTGTTATCAACAATAATGTGGCTTATAACACTGTGCTATTAAAAATGCCTCCATTTTTTAGTACAGCACAACTTCAACAATCTGCTGCCCGTTTGATATACGACAGACAGCGCATTTTTTACCCAGCAACCAATGTTGA